GGTTCTTTTGTTTGGGTCTTTGTTTCCACAATTGGTTGTGGTGTACCTACGCCTTTAACGACTTCTGAAATAATATTTGATAAAACACCTTCTTCAAAAATTGCTTCTTTGATACATTCTTTTATAATTGGTTTTAATAGTTTTTTAAGATCATTCTTTTTCATTATTAACCTTTTAAGATACCAGATATTTTCTTCCATCGTTGAAGTTGCCAGCGCTCTTGAAGAATTTTATTTTGTCTAGCATTATATTCTAATATAATATCTCTGGCTATATCCAACAGAACCGATTCTCTCATCTTGATACCGGCTTGTTTAAGTTTAGGGCCAAGATACTTAGCAATAGCTTTCATTGTTGGGCGAATTTTTTCTTGCGGAACAGGGTCTGTCACAGCTTCATCGTCCAAGTCGGTTCCAACACCTTTTAAAATATCACTAATGTTAGAAATTTTAAATGTTCCCTTTTCTGGGGATGTTCCTCTGTCAACTTTTTTCAACCCACTCGTTGGCGGTAGTTCTGGCTCCTTGAGGGGATCATATGGTTCTGTCCAATCTACATCAAAATCTAATCTCTTATCTCTTTGAGATTTTGTTTCCCCCGCTGGTTTCTCGTCTGGTGCTAATCCAAGATCCATTTCATCTTCTTCACCAGCAAATGGATCCCGAGGTGTCGCACCACGAACCCCTTTGGCACTTTTGCCCTTTTCACCAGCAAATGGATCCCGAGGTGTCGCTCCACGAACCCCTTTAGCACTTTTGCTTTTAGGTTCATTACCAATCATTGCAGGCGCTTCGCCGGCCCAAGGTCGTTTGAGAGTACCACGTACACCTTTGCCGCTTGGCTTCTTACGTTGCTTCATCGGCAATGGTTTTAATTTACGAGTAGCTTCTTGAAGAACCTCGAATCCACTTGTTTCCAGTTCTTTTTTAATCCTGGCAGTAACCCTATCGTGCGCCCATCTTGGAATTCCAATACCCTTTAAGACTTGGGAGAGACTATCATTATCTTCACCTCCACGCCTGTAAATGTGAATTGTTTCACCTGCTCCATATTCTTTTGCTGCTTTTTCTTCAGGCTCATTCACCACCTGATCAACTTTTTTCTCTGCTGGCGTTTCAGCGGGAACTGGTTTTAAACTTGTTAAAACTTGATTTAGAACTTGAAATCTTGATTGATCTAGACCTTTCTTTCGTAAAAATTTAACTAAGGCACCTCCAGCAACCAATGGGATGCCCATGTTTGCCAAGCCAGTAGCTGCTGCCAGCTTACCTAAAGTTGCGCCTGCGCCGCCTTTGACAGCAGTAGTAGCTCCTTTTTTAACAACCGACGTAATGGCCTTTTGAACTAATGGCGCACCTTTCTTAATAAAGAATGCTGGGTTGACTTTGCCGTCTGCAACAAAAAGATCTGTTAAAGTAGCATCAGGATTGGCTTCCATAGCTCCTTTAATTGCTCCCCAGCTTTTACTAAAATCTCCAGAGTTATCAGCCATATCTGCAAGTCCGGCTGGGTTATCTGGTGTGATGCCAAGCTTATCAATGTCTTTAAAAAAGTCAACCGCTTTTGTATCACCTGTGAAAGCAGCTGGATCTCCCTTCGTTAAACGACCAAGCATCTGGGTTAAACCATCACCCTTTTGAGCATCTCCGACAACAGTGTCATTAACAATTTTTACAATCTTATCTGGCTCTTGTGTTACGTCAGTCGTTGTTAGTAGTTCTTGAAACCAAGGAGAAGATGCTAGTAATGCACCTACGCCACCTGCGGCTAATAGTCCTGGGAGTAGATTACTTTCTAACCCTTTACCAACTGCGGTATCATTTCCTTTAGCAGATATTGGCCCACCAGAAGATTTTGACGGCTTTTCTCCTGTAGCTGCTGTTCGGGCTTCTTCGTCTGACATAGCATCTACAGCGTCGATTGCTTTTTGGGTTTTACTTTTTCCAAAACCAAACAACTCATCGAGCAGTTCTTGCTTTTGAGATTCGTTCATATGCTTATAGACATCTGACAGATCATAATCAATAACTTTTTTAACATAAATTCTTAAATCATCGATAAGGGCATTTTTTGCAACTGCATCCATCTCTTTGTGATTAACAATTGAATTATATACAACTGCAATTTCAGCTGCACCATCACGGAAAGTAAATTCTTCTGTATTGTTTGGCCATCCGAGCTTCTCGCCTTTTTGTTTGATCTGTTTTAGGGCGGCATCTAAATCCTTAATCATTTGATTACTTTTCTTGCCTAGAACATTTTGTATCTGTTTTTGGGCGGCTTGGGTTTTTTCAGAGCGACCAAAGATTTCTCCACCTTTCTCAATGCTTCCCGCACGTGCAACAAAGTTTTTCAACTTAGCCCACAAACCTTCGGGAACAAGATAGGTCTCTTTACCTATGTTCACTTCTATAAGCTGTTTTTCTTTCATAATCATTCTCCAACAATGTCATTTAATAGGCGATTAATACGGTCTGCCTTTGACCAGATTTTCTTTTCTTGCCCTTCATTCATCATCATGTAAGCACCTTGTGTTGACGGTTCAGATACGATATCAAAACAAATAAGTTGAAAATCGTCTTCTACCAAAGTCTTGCCTTGATGCTCACTAACTGACCCAAGACCACGAGAAGAAATCCCTAACATCACCCCATCATTAATCAATGACTCAAGTATTTTTCCGGCAGGTGTCGAAAGCACTTTGATCTTTCCCATCAAGTCTTTACCCTCCCACCAAACGGAAGTTACCATATGGCTAGCGTTCTTAAGGTTAACGACAGAATCTTCTGGGTGATCTAACTCTCCACAGGCACGGTTCTCTTTGATAGCCTTCATGTAATTTTTCACTTCCCTCTGTAAAATAGGGGCTGGATAAACTCTTCCGTTACCGTTCTGTTCATCGCACCTTTGCATTACGCCAGAAAGAAATGTTGCGCCATTTTGAACTTGCTTCTTTTCGTCTTCGGTTAGCAGGTCTTGACACACACCCCCTGAACATAGTTCGAAGTATTCTCTTAATAGATATTTATTACTCATCTTCTTCTATCTCCTGAAGTCGTGGCACCTCAGTTGTTCCAGGGCGCACTTTGATTGGTTTGTCCCCATCCATATCAGCGGAAGCAAACTTTTCTCTATCACTTAGTTCTATCATGTTTGGCAGTAATTCATTTATTATTTTCTTGATGTCCACAGCCATGTCTAAAGAGTCGGCAGTTATATCACGTGTAGAGCGAGCTTCGTTAACTTCAGCGTTCTCCGAAATCGTTTCTTCTCCGCTATTTCGTAGCCACTCTAGACCTTTTGGATCTTCGCCGCCGGACAAAATTCTGTCAGACAATTCCCAGGATTTAGCTATTGAATCATACAAACTCTGGAGTTCTTCTGAAGGTTCTTCGCTATCTCCCAGAGTTCCCAAAAAGTCTTCCAGTTCTGCACGGGCTCGTGACAATAGAATGTGGGCTACATCAGCATATCTCTTTTCGTCTGAAGATACAGTGGCCTCACTTAATTTACGAACTTCTTCTTTTATTATTTTTCTAATTTGAGTCTCAGTAAACTTCATTTTATTTCCTCATCTATAAGCGGGCGCAACCCGCTTGGGCATACAGCCTGCCTTGCATCTCCGTACTGGTCTCAGGATTCGGTTTCGTGGTGTCCAAGAATTTTTAATCATTAGTTCCCCTTTTGATATTTATTCCTTCGTCCCCAAATACCATATTTAATATATATGATGTTCCAGAACTAACGCACCCTAAAAGGAATGACGTAAATATAGAATAATCAAAACTAAATAGTTCTGTAAATGGATTGGTTGCCCATAAAAGTACACCCACCCAAAATCCTATACACATGGGGCAGTGAAAAAAGTGATGCCTGGGCCTTATTGGTGTAAATATTTTACCATATACCAGAATCTGCGTTAGGCCGTATGAGGCTAAAGCAAAATATATAAGATCCATTAATAATAACCATACCCGCTTAGATACCGGCGGATACGATATGGAGATATTGAACCTTTTGTTGGTTCTTCGGGAACCTCACCAAGCTCAGTAGAATCTTCTGATGTTGGTTCTATAGACAGGTCTTCTATCTCATTTTCGATAAATTCTTGTGTCTCTAGCGCAGGTGATCGCTCTTCGATGAATTTGTTTGTAGTTAAAAGCACAACCTGTGTCCCAGAAATGCTTTCTGGTTCTGGCTTGGGGAATACTGCCTCGAAACTACCATATACACTTCCAGCCTGGACAGAATCCGGAATTATCACTCCCTCAGTTCTGAGATAATCAAAATACTCATCTTGAAAGTAATAACTTTCATCGGATACTTCTTTCTTTGGAAAAGCCGTTATTTTACGCTGCTGGGTATCTATTATGATATCTAGATGCAAATGATCAAATATCATGATCTTACCATCCAAGGTACGTCTCACCTCAAGTGATATTTTAGGATTCTGAGGTTCTTTTGGTTGCTCAGGTGCCTGTGTCGTAGGCTCAATGTTGATCTTAATCGACATCCTGTTGCAATTCCTTGGCCAACTCTTGAATTTTTAACACTTCCTTGACCATTAATATATCTGGCTCTCTTTCTTTATAGGACTCAAGCTTTTCAGATATTTTATTAATATTTTTTGAGATACCCTCATCCTCAATTATTTCGCTTTGGGATTTTGAAGACTCAATCAAGCTCTTGAGTCTACCAACTTCCTCATTCATGAAAACCTTAAGACCTAAGCCATTGTTATCGAATGATGTTATATAACAATTGAGCAACTCTTTCTGTTCCTTCATTAATTTGGAGCTATACTCTTTATTAAATCTTTTAACAAAAGAATTAAACACTATATTATCTACAGGTATCATATCCTTCTTTTCTTCTTTAAGGATCATTGAACCAACTAGCTCATTTTCTAAAAGTATTTTTGACTTAACCCCTACATTCTGGTTAAATATTTGAGAAATAGATGCCAGTTCCTTGTAATTTGGAACAAAGTTCGAATATATTTTATCCGAAAAGTTCTTCTTAATCATTTTTGTAAGCTTATTTTGCTCTTTTATTAATACGGACTTATCTAGCTTGTCGTGACGTGATTTAACTTCATTAATTATCTTCTCAGCAGTCAGGACGCCGACTTGTTTTGTTTCTGATATTGCTTTATATAATTTAAGTTCTTTATAAAGAGTGGTCTCTTTTGAGAAAAACTTCTTAATCAAAGAAGATGTATCCTCTTGTAACTTTTTATTATTATCCATAACAGCTTTCGTGAGTTCTTGAATTAACAGCTCGTAAATGAGCGCAGTGTTTCTTTTTTTGTTATGCTTAAACTTTGCCATCTTCTTCTCTCTTATTCTTTTTGTCCAAATTTTTAATTATTTGTTGGATTTCCACATCATTTTCTAAAATTCTATTCTCTTCGCTTTTAAACTTCTTTTCATAATTAGTGTCTTTATTCTCGTAAATACCTCTTGCGAGCTGATTCAGTTCTGAAGCTCCCTTGAAGATGTTTCGAGAAGTTGCTTTGCCAGTCTCTTCAGAGTAATGACTTTTATAACTTCTCTTTCGAGACCCCATATTTCGCTTGTCGTCGCTGACCTTTTTATACATCTTACCTTTCGCTTGGGGGGTGGTGTAAAATCCATCATCCCTCTTTCCCGGAGCTGACAATAAAGTTGACTCTTCTGCCTCTCCCGTGTCTTCAGGTTCGGTGGTATCGGCGGTAGCGGAATCGTCACCTCCGAGCAACCCAGAGTCTCCTGCATCACCACCAAGAAGTCCACCAGCAGCATCTCCGCCCTCCATCTCTTGTCCAATAGATTCGAGAGAAGAGTCAAGCTTCCTATCAAAAAACATCTCTCTTTGGTTTCTCACTATCTCATCATCAGACAAGTCAAAGATATTCTTTGATACCCAGCGGCGTGAGAAATATCCTTCCGTGGCAGCGGTCGCAATGTCAAACTTTGTTCTCCAATGCTCAAGCTCCTGCAATTCTGCTATTTTAGATGGCTGGTTCAGTCCTAGTTTAAAGGATAATAAGTCTTTTCCTGTGTACCCAAGAGTGTAAAGGTGTATTACTGCTATTTTTTCAAGTTCAGAAGTTACGCTTCTTTGTAGTCTAGTGATCGTTCTGGCGAATCTAATATCTTTTTGCGCTAAAGTTGTCTTATCTTCTGTACCTTCATCTCCTTGAGTAAGGTATGAGGCTGGGATCTTCAAAGCGGAAAATAATTTATCTCGAAGATATTTTACATCATCGATGTCACCAGTGTATGTCCCTCCTGGTAATGACTCAACTTTAGTTGACGATTGACCACCACGGACAGGGATAAAATAATCTTCATCCACGGACATTGGATTATACCGTAAGTCAACTCGACCTGTGTCTGCATCTATTACCTGGTTCCTTTTCATGGAAGTAACAATTCTCTGCATATGCTCTTCCACTTCCCTTTCTGCGATGCCGCCAACGTCAATATAGAAGATTCTTCTTTCTGGTGATCGGACAATACGATAGGCCATCATCGCATCTTCAAGAAGCATCAACTGCCTCCAGATCCTTCGTGACGCTTCCAAAACCGAAGTCCCATATGGGGCAAACTTATCGTTCCCCAAAATTCTAAAGTGGCCTATTTGCCAATTTTCAAAAGTTAAACCTCCAGAATTCCATTGATACTGTACATAGTTGGGATTAGTCTTGTCCTCTCCCTCAAGTCTCTCAATTTCACTCGGGGGAAGGCCAATAATAGATTTAACACCAAGGCTTTCATCAATATCTAAATACAAAAAATAATCCCCATATTTACACATCGTTCTGCACCAGCCGTATAGGTTATATTCTATATTTAAAATGCTGTAAAATAACTGATGCAGTATACTCTTTATCTCTTCATTAGGACACTTAATTGTTAAAAGGTCTTGGAGGGGGGACGAAGTTGTCATCTCGTCGGCATATATGTCAAGGGCTGAGGCAATTTCGGGGGTGTACTCCATCTGGTCAAAATCTACATATCTTTCAGCACGTGCGATATTGGTCATGGCATTTGCATAAACATTATCAAATGCATTCATACCATAGGATGACTTCTTAAAATTCAACCCTGCTGCTGATTGGAATTTGTATTTATCTAATTGCCATCGTTTCAGTTGCCTTGGATTCTGTTTGTCCCTTTTTACCAAAGGGCCTGAAAAAAGCCTGGTTAGCGCTTTAAATAAGAATGAATCTGGGTTTCTGGGGTTTTGTTTTCTGTCATTTGAAGCCATGGTTGTTTATCCTTTTATTATCCATCCGAAATCATTGTACACTTTTTTTGCTTCATTCATTTTATCATGGGATTGATCACTTTTGTAGCCTTCCATACCAGGAATTGTTGTGTTGATTTTGGTGTTCACTTTAATCATGGAATTCAATGCCGCTCTCTTGTATTGCAAATCTCTCTCGTTTTCCCCTAATACAGTTTCCATAACCCAACAAGTTATAGCCAAAGACATAACCAAGTCGTCATTGTATCCCCTCTGAGCTTCTGGTCTTCCGTTTCTCCATACAAAAGTTTTTAACTCCTGATAGGTACGTTCGGAATTAACAGTAATTAGTCCATTACGTATAAACTCCTCTAATTTGGCCACTATCAACGGTCTTGTCTTTTGCGAGGTCGTAAATCCAGGAACAGAATTTGATATTTGTTCCGCACGATATTGTTCTAGATATTCATGAGTCCCCTTCAGGGAGTGGTAAAGGTTAGGGTAGCCTGCTGCTATCAGCTTCTCTAAGACAGAAAAGCCGATGTTGTTGTTTTCAACAATTAACATTGCATTTCCATACTCTTTCGCTGCGTCATAAATTATTTTAGAAAACATATCTGTTGTTGGTTTGCCTCTGTATTCAGCTACTTGTTTGCGATCTTCTGTGTCGTATATATGAAACACAGAATAATCATTTCCATCCCCACGTGAAACATCGCCAACAACCAAATAATTTTTTTCCGGATTATATTCTTCCCATATCCAATAATTCCTGTCAAAACCAGTTTTATACTTAGGTTCGGAGCAAGAGCTATAAATGTTCCCCATGTCTTCAGAGCTTATTACAGTCTCACCAGATGCATTAAAGTTGCATTCATATTCCTGTGCAACCCTTCTTCTGGATAAGTTTCGAGTTGTTTCCTCGAACCATTCCTGATCTCTTTCTGGGTGCAAAGACCAATGAAGTATGGTGGGGTGAAAGTCATTGTCTCCATTCTCTGAAGCTACGTAGGTTTTATGAAACCAATTTCCAACACCATTAGGGGATGAAAGGGCAATGCAGCGACCACCAGCAGCCATTGTAGGTTGTAGAGCTGTCCACAGATCATCAAAACCTTCGATATGTGCGGCCTCATCGATAACCAACAATGACAAAGCCTCTGAACGACCAGCGTCTGCTGACGTTGATGATGCTTTAATTTCTGATCCATTGTTCAACACAAAAGATGATCGATTGTCGATAGCGATTGTAGCTAGTTGGTCAAACCATGGGGGGAGATTTTTTATCATTGCTTTAACTTTTTTTACCAAATTTGCAGCTGTACCAAATTTAGTCGCAATAACTAAAATATTTTTGTCTCTATGGAAAAGCATCATCCATGAAACATAAGCTGCCGATATAGTGGATATACCCATTTGGCGTGATTTCAAAATTACATTATTTCGATAATCATTAAATTTGTATAATAAGTCTTTTTGAAAATCCCAAGTCTTAAAAGGTACTTGTCCACGAGTTGGGTGTGAAATTTTGCAATAATTATCAATAAAGTAAACCGGATCTTTTCCGCACTTTACAATTTCTTTTACAAGTTCTTTTTTTGATAAATATTGAGACATACATGCGCTTTAGCTACTACTCAGTGTTTTTAGAATTGCCGCACCTAGAGTTGGGCCGAAAACTTTTTTAATTACCATATCTTTTCGATCCACTTCATGGTTCATTACTGCCATTAGGATTTCCATATATTCATTGGGTAAATCAATGGTAGGAAGTTTTGACACAATTATCTTCGCATCAGAGGTTTTTGGGCCATCTGGGGTGGCATCAGGGGTGGCATCAGGGGTGGCATCAGGGGTGACTGCGGGTGCTTCTGATTGAGTCATTTCCTCTTTTATTAAATTCAATAATTGTTTTTTACTAATTTTCACTTTCTTGGTTCTTCGTCTCTTTTTCCAGAAACATTACTAGCTTTAGAAGTTTTAGGATATTTATCCTTACCAAAACCAATCCAATCTTTAATAGCGTCACTGAGTCGATCTTCTGGTGTGTCAGGGAACGCAGGTTCCGCATCAAGGCCGCCAATAGTGTATTTACAAGTTGCGTTAACGATGGATCTAACTCTTGAAATATTTTGAACAAGGATTTCTATTTCGCCATCCTTCTTTAAAGTTAAGGCGTTGCCGGTAACTTTCTTATATTCTTTTTTTAGCCAGGATACGATGTCTGCAACACTTTGTTCAACCTCAGTTTCGAATTTACCACCATGAACATCAGAAAGCATTATTTCAGACTGGTACTTTACTATGAGAGAATTACCAGAAAAATAAACATCGAACCCATCCATGATTCGTTTGTCGAGAACATAGTCCCCCTCTTCCCTCTTCATACCAATTGTTACAGGTTTTCCGTCCTGGTCCAAGGCACCATCGTGTGAATTGGATACTGCTTGGGAAATGCCTCTAATAATATCTAGGACGTTATCTTTTTTAGCCATTTTTCTTCTCTTCCTTCGACGTGTTGAATGTAGCACTCAAAGCAACACTTAAATTTGAACATATATAAATCGTCTGCCATGTTGAATGAATACACATTACAAACTGGGCAAGTTCGATTTGATTCCTTTGTAAATAGTTTCTTAGGCATTAAAACGCCATCTACCTCAATTTTCTCTTTTTGTTTCTTGGATTTGTAAATTTTCTTTATTTGATCCAAGTATGTGGCTTCCTTGTCATCATCCCAGCCCATTTTTGGGTTCTGGATTGTTTCTTCTCCATACTTCTCTTTAATGGCTTTTTCAACTTTTATAAGGTGATCAGGATCTTTCATTTAGCAATCTCCGTGGCAGCAAAGAAAATTGCAATAGATGTGGCAGCCCCCAGTGTGAATCCAACTACTGCCCACAAAGTAGAATCCGACCCTTTTGCCAAGTTCCTAAGAGTCTCAATTTCTTCTTTTTGAGCCGAGACGATTGAGTTATATTTACTTTTCTCTATTTCAAGCTCTCGTTGTAGATAACTTGTGTCCCTATTACACTTAGCAATTAGCAGATTTTTTTCGTATTCTAAATTGATATTACATTCTTTTTTTGCATATTCTTTTTCTGCAAGTATTCTTGCTACGGCGGCGGGGTTCAATAGAGTTCCGGAAAATGGAGCTTTATCCCCTTTCGACATTGAGGTAACAAGTGATTGAGTGCTAGTCTTTGTTTGTGCGAATGTCGTAGTAGTTAAAAATAAAAAACTAATTGTTATTATTAATATTCTTAGGAACATATTTGATGCCACCGAATGCATTAGATAATTCTTTTGTAATCTTCTCAGGGTTATTATAATTCTTTTTTATAATTTTTTTAATTTCTTTTTCTTTTTCCGCTGATAATTCTTGTTTTTTAAGCTTATGGATAATTTTAATATCTTTTACAGCTTCTGTATATTCTCTTTCTACAGACTCTTTCATATTTTTTTTGGCTATTTCAGAATCCTGTATGGCTTCCATCTGCTTGTCGTATGACTTTTTTTGAGCGTCAATGATATTTAGCAATTCGCTGCTTTTGCTTTTCAAAATTATTCCCACAATTATTAGAACAGGTATATACCAGTGGGTTTTTAGAAAAAGCCATATTTTTTTTAATATAATCATTCTATATCCTTTTTAAATTTTTGCCCAAGCCTTGTTTTGACTACATCCCTTTTACCTCTCTTAAGAATATCTGCTGCCTTTTTCTCGGGAGCGCCAGACATGGTTCTCTGGAAGTTAGCTTGAACCCAGTCTTCCAAAACACCGTTGATGTCGAATTGATCAACAGGTACATTGGAATTGGACCGTACCGTAGACTTTAAATGATTTAACAAATCATTTTCGAAGTCATTGTCTAAGATTTTTATATAGTTGTCATCAAAGTCTAGCATTGCTAAATAGCCTGCCTTGGATCGTTTTGAGTCGGGCAATGATGCGGCGGCCTGTATTACATCATCAAGATCTTTAGCTCCGGAAACAAGCTCAGCCATATCGCTGGCCATCCCAACGGAGCTAGCCAATAAGGCGGCAACTTCACTAGGGTTTCCAATAGCAGCCTGCATTAGCTCGCTTGTTCCCATGCTCAACGCCGCAGCGGCTGTTTTTGCCAAGCCACCAGTTATTTTTCCTGTTTTTTTAATCGCTATAATGGCGTCTATAACCCCCATTAGATCACTCATTGTTTGAACATTTGCTTCGACAAGCCTTTTAACTTTTTTAGGGTTAACAATTTTTATTACAATTTCGCCATCTTTTAACCGTGACTTTTCTTTTCGTCCCCGGTTTTGGCTCCTATCAACACACTCGACCTCGCCATTTTCCACACCATTAACGTGATGGAGTTCAGTTCCATCGGGACATTCTCCGTGTTCCTTATCGTGCTTTCGTTTGTCACGCTTTCGTTTATTCCGCTCTTCTTGTTCTTTT